GATAAATAAAAGAATGATGTTCCAAATACAAGAAGTAAAACGCTTAATTTTCTACTTGTCTCTCTCGCAAAGAAGGAGGTAAATTTGGTCAACGCGGGATTCCAGCCTTTCAACTTGGTCTTTCACTGATGATCCCCCGTTATTTTTAAGTTCGCTTAGATAGTGCTTAACAAGCCAACGCACTGCTCCAATAAAACTTCCTACAATTGTGGTGACGGCAACGGCTAGCGCTGCCCAATCTATTGCTGTCATTATAAGACGCTCCTGACTGTTACTAGGAGCAATCCACCGAATCCATCAAAGTTACCATTAGGTGGTGTCTTACGGCTAAAATCAATTCGTTCAAGGATTGCTTGGATACGTTCACCAGTAGTAAAATCCTGTACATTAACAATATCGCCAGCAGCCTCAATATTTTCAAGAATTTGAATACGCTCCCACGCACGGCCTTCATATCCAGTTTGCACATTGTATCTGTCTTTTTCGATATCGTAACACCAGACTGGAAACTGAATCAGTCTCTGGCGCTTAGTGGCAGGTAGTGCTTTTGCTTGATAACCCTTAAATGTAGGGCCTTTACTGGTATCGCTTGCGCTACGTGAGAGCGTAAACTTGTAAGATAGTAACTCTTGAGAGCCTTCTGGATTGGTTGTTGCAGCCTCAGGAGTTCCAACGCTAGAGTTGTAAGTAATAATATTATAAAGATTAGATGCACTATCAATGGATTGAATATCCATAGCACCATTTGAATAGTCTCCACGTGCGCGGATAAACTTATAGTTCTTAGGTTCTAGCGTTCCATAACGGATAGCACCAGTAGTCACATATCCTGTAGAAACAAGAGTGCTTACAGACTCTAATAAGATTTTTCCTGGCTTATTTACCTTGGCATAAGTAAGAGATACTGCGGTAGATGCTATATCAGCATTAGTTTTAGCATAGGTAAATGTGGTTGTAGTTGGAGTTCCTATTACTGTAAATGGAGCAGTTGTGCTTTCAAATGGTGAGCCAACGCCTTCAATCCAGACTGAATCGCCTGCTACAAGACCGTGTGCTGTAGATGTAGTCAGTGTTGCTACGTTTGATGTTAAAGCCTTATTAACGATTAAAGTACCAACGCTAAGTGCTGCTGTAGTGAAAGCAAGGCGATTAGTTTCACCAATAAAAGCAACTGCAGTTGTTGGGTATCTTAGTGATTGTGTATATTGCAAGTCATTTGCATAAGCAAAACGAAGTGGTTCATTTTCAATGATCTGGCCCAAGTCAATGCGAATAAGTCCTGCATTTGTTGTTCCACCAGTAGTAGCCCATATGAAACGATCACGAGCAGCAAAGTCATAGACTGGCTGAGATGTTTCTACAATAAGTGGACCATAACCAATAGATCCATCTACTTCACTTATTTCAGCAACACGTACACCTTTGCTGGTGCCAATTATTAAATTACCTAAATAGTAATAGAGTTTATGGACTATCTCACCTGGAGGGAACTCAGCAGCCACTACAGCCTGTGTAAGTACTGGCATAGAACCATTAGTTCCTAGCGTATACTTCTGAATAGTAGAATAAAGTCCAGAGTATCCTGCAGTGTATATTGCTGCCCCAGATGCTGCAATACTTGTATATTTATAGTTAACATTAGGGTTAGTATAGACAGGTGTTCCAAGCGCTGTTGCATTAGGTGCAAGTTCATATACTACGTTATTAAAACATAGAACAATACGGTCTTTAACAAATTCCATTTCGGCACTAGCAATAGCAATTGAAGCGTGGGTTAGCATAGATGTTCCAGCAGTGCCACTATCTAGCGTAAGCAACTTCTTAAACATTTCAAGTTTGCTGCCAGTATTAGTTACCCAGTAAGCGTATGTTCCATCGTCGCAGATTCCATATACTTTGGTATCTGTTCCAGTATTATAATCTACAAAGTTAGTAACATTTCCATCAGCATCAATTTTGTCTACATCGTATCCATCGTGAAGTAGAACTCCATTAGTTCCACCCCACTGGATAGTGCGAAGATGCTGTGAGTCATAACTAGGAGAAATAACAGGATCAGTTACATAATGGTTAACTTCTGTCATATCTTTAAGAAGAGTAACTTGCCCTTTAGTCCAGACATTTACACCCTGAGAGTCATTGAAACGGTAGCCAATAGACTCGCCAGCAGTAGGATCATAAAAGTTAATGCCAGTTCCACCATGAAATGATGACTGAGAACGGATCCACCAACCAGTAAGAGACTGCTCGCCAGGTTCTTTTGAGTTATCAAACTGTTCCTTGCGATATGGTGCTGTCTCTCTTTGGTATGGATTTACATCTGTTGGAGCCAAGAAGAACGGAATACCACCAAAGGCTACATCGTAGTCCTCTGCGTTATTAGTCCAGAAACCAGCAGTACCAGGATTACCAATGTTTAAGGGTAAATCTTCGGTAATATTTTGACCAGCCACTGTTGCTCCTTAGTAAATTTGCTCTTCTGATTCGTCTATTGCATCATCTATATCCCGTGCTAACGGGACTAGATCGGTTAGTAGCGTGTCCAATTATTCGGTTGTATCTTCTGATTCAGGTGCAACAAAAATATCTAGTTCTTCATTATATGAATAACCAATACCTGCAAATACACCACGAATGTTTCCGTTAAAACTGGTGCGCTTACAGCGTTGTCCTCTAAAGTTTCCATACCAAGTTTCAGTATCTAATCCTTCAATGAGTTCTGTTTCATCAATACCAGTAATTACTTCAGTAACTATATTATTATTATCTAAAAAAGCGTAATGCGCCATTATGCCACCCAATTCACATTTCCAGTACCAGCAGTAATTGTTGTAACTTTAAATCCACCAGAAGGTGGAGCAGTAGTTCCAGTTAAACCTGAACCAATAGTAATTGTATAAGCATCTGAATATTTTAAAATTAAAACTCCAGAACCACCTGCACCACCTTGACCAGAGCCGCCATTATAACCGCCGCCGCCGCCGCCACCACCAGTATTTGCAGTTCCTGCTACGCCAGTTCCTGGTTGAGTTAAACCACCACCAGCACCGCCGCCTGCTGTTGCACTTCCACCTGTTGCGCTTTGGAACTGGTAGTTACCACCACCACCGCCACCACCTGCACGTGCAACGCTTGTTCCTGTAATTGAAGATGATAAACCTGCGCCACCAGTACCACCGCTACCGCTAGTTCCAATACCGCCTACACCGCCTGCGCCTCCGCCGCCTCCTGCTTTGTCAGTACCATCTGCAATAGATGCGCCACCTGCATAACCTTGACCTGATGTTGCAGCGCCACCTGCTCTATTACCAGCACCACCACCACCGCCTGAACCACCAGAGTTACCTACTACACCAGCAGCACCACCCTTACCACCTGCAATAGAGGTAAACGTACTAAATACTGAGTCATTTCCTTGAGCATTATTAGCACCGCCTCCGCCAACTGTGCAAGAAAGAAGAGTTGATGTTGATGAAACAGTAGTAGTTCCAGTTAAATATCCACCAGCACCACCACCTGCGCTAGTTGCAGTTCCGCCACCACCACCACCGCCAGCAATAAGAAGATACTCAACTGATAAAGGTGCAAACCATTTAGTATTTCCTACTAACATTGTGCCTTTAATTAAACCTGTTTTAAGACTTCTTACTAAAGCCATTAGGAAATCTCCACTCCGCTAATATGGAAATTAACAGTTGTTGCAGATGCAAAGCCTTTAATAGTTTTTGTTGTTGCTAAAACTTGTTTTAAATCAATAATAGATGAATCAAGTCCACCTACTGTTACAGTTGTTGCAATAGATACATCATCTAAAAGAAGTGTATATGAAGCATCGCTTGCAGCAGTATTGGTAACTACAATGTTAGTTACTACTGCAGTAGTTGATGCTGGTACTGTGTATAAAGTTGTGCTAGATGTTGCTGCTGCTCCACGGAACAGCGCCTTAGTTGTTGTAGCCATTAGTTACTACTTTCTGTTGTTGGTTGTTCAAATGTTGTACCGTCAAATCCAAGTCCAATATGGGCTGGATTTTCAGATTTAGTTTCAACGCAAATTAAACCAGTTACTTGTTCTGCAATTTCTTTTGTATCTGCAAGAATTACGTTTTTCACAATATCATTTTCAATTACTGCAAATTTAGCCATTATTAAAATCCTCCAATAAGATAAACAACTCCACCAGAACCAGCACCAGCAGCAGAGTTAGTAATTCTTGTACCTCCACCACCACCTGCACCATAACCAGTTCCATCTGTTGGTACACCGCTGTTTTGGTTTCCAGCACCTGTGCCGCCAGTTCCAATTCCACCAGAACCTCCGCCAGTACCAGCGTTAGATAATCCTACGTATCCTCCACCACCACCACTACCAGTTGTTCCAGTTTTAACAAATGTATAAGTTGGGGCTGAACTTGCTGAACCAGAAGTTGCGTTGCTGTTACCAGAATAAGTTCCAAGTCCACCAACAGCGCCTCCTGGAGAACCTGCTGTTCCACCTGCGCCTTGGGCTGCACTAGCATTAGACTGACCAGCACCACCGCCAGTTGCGCTTAATGAGCCAATTGTGGTTGTTCCACCAGCGGTTTCAGCGGCGCCACCTGCGCCTATAGTTACAGTAAGATTCCCACCTGAAGCAATAATTCCAGAAGCAACTCCACCCGAACCACCTCCACCGCCAGCACCTTGAGCACCACTTCGTCCACCACCTCCGCCACCGCCTACTGCGACAGCAAAAGCAAGTCCTGGTGTGCTATATACTCCAGATGATGTAATTGTTGTTAAAGTTCCGCTAACTCCAGAAACTACTACTGGAGTAGATTGATAAGTTATTGTTACTGCAATACTTGAACCAGTATTAGTACTAATGCCTAATTTAGTTATAGGGCTAGCAATTGTAACATCAACAGTTCCGCTTGCTGTTGTTGCAGTTGCAATATCAGTGCTACCATTTACAAATCCAACACTCACATTTGTTGTGCTAACACAGGTAATTCTATAAACACCTGGTGGCATTGTTACATTTGCAACATACATAGTTGCTGCAGAAGGAATTGTTGTTGTAAATATTGTTCCCGTTGTATTTGTTGTTACTGCAAGTTTAGAAATAGCCATTATGCAATCTCGCTTCCAAATGCATTAAATGAAAGAGTTGCAGAAGATGCATATACAGTAATAATATCTGTAGTAGCAAGAGTAACACCAATTGTAAGTGCTGTTAAATCATTTGCAGCAACGATTGAATCATATGCAATATAATGAATGGCAGCCAGGGTTGCTCCAGCGGGACGAATGGCTACACGAAATGTAGCAGGAGTTGCCGCTTGATTGCAAATTGTAATTGTTGATACAACCGTGCTCTTTGCTGAGGGAACTGTGTATAGGGTTGTTGCTGTTGCAGCGGAAGGATTAACCTGTCCGAGTACTTTATATGTTGTTGGCATTATTATGCTCCCATTGTCATTAGTGCGGTTGGTGTTGGGTCGGCTGCAGCCACTGCTGTATCTACATAGGTAGTTGCTGCTTTAGTATTGATTTGAGTTTGAATAGCAGATGTAACGCCATCAACATATCCAAGTTCTATGGCTGATACAGCACTTAGGGCTGTTGCAGCATTGGCTAGGTCTCTTGCTTTAGTCATTATAGTGCTCCCATTAGGATTAGTGTTAGTTTATCTTGTACGCTTCCTGCGCCATTAAGTACAATGTCTGTTAAGCCTGAGATTGTTGTTACCGTTGCACCTGATGCTATAGATGTTGAGCCTAGAGTTGGTGCAGAGTAGCCAGATACTGTTGACCAAGTTAAACCAGTAGCAGTTGACGAGTCAGCCTGTAGATATTGACCGTTAGTTCCAACTGTTAACTTGCCAGGAGTGTCTGCAGCAGTTGCTACAAGAATGTCACCTTTAGCATCAAAAAGAGCCTTATCAATTGCTGTTGCTAAATCAAATGATGTAAATGTAATAATCTCAACAATGTCATTAAGGGCAAGAGCAGCAAGTGAAGTAATGCTAGTTCCATTAGATGCTGTGTAATCTGAATCACGAACTAAGAGTACACCATTTAGATATACTTGTTCTTTTCCAGCAATATATGAAAGCGTTAAACCGTTAGCATCTGAGCCAGAGACTGATGTTTGACCAGCAGTTGCTGTGTAGCGATAACGATAGATTGCTGCAGTTGAAGAAATTGAACCCCAAGCAGAACCTGTCCAAGCGTACATAGTAGCGCCAGGAGTGTTCCAGTAAATCGCACCAGTAATAAGAGCGTTGCCATCATTATCTGTAGATGGAGCAGTTGACTTAGCACCAAGGTATCTGTCATCAAAGTTGTCGTAAGTTGTAGCAGCATCCGCAGCACTTGCTGCAGCGGCTGTAGCCGAACCTGCAACTGTATCTACGTAAGCCTTAGTAGCAGCGTGTAGGTTAGAACTTGGAGCACCTGATAGGGTAAGAGCACCAGTCATAGTTGAACCAGACTTGAGTACTACTGTAGATTCAAATGAACCACCAGAAGAGATTGCAGTAGCAATTTCATTCAGAGTGTTTAGAGTTCCAGGAGCACCATCTACAAGAGCGTTAACCTGAGCGTCTACGTATGCTTTAGTTGAGGCATCCTGTGCAAGTGTTGGGTCAGCAACACCAGTAATCTTTTGGGCGTTCATAGCAACTGAGCCTGTAGGTGCAGCCATCTGGTCTAGACGGCTAGTGCGTACCTGTGTATCAAAGTTTGAGATAGTTGAAGCAGTCTGTGTACCTGTGTGGTTAGCGCGAGCATATGGATCAGATACCATCTTGGCTGCAGTAATAGTTCCATCAGCAATATCTGTTGCTACGATAGTTCCATCTACCAAGTCAGCAGAAGTAATTGTTCCGCCAAGGTTCAACTTAGTCTTAGTAATTGCTGCACCAGTTGCAATATCAGCATCTACAATTGTAGCGTTAGCAATCATTGTTGAGGTGACTGTACCTGTGTCGGTTGTATAGACACCATTGGTTACAGTTCCTGCATTACCTGAAACAGTTCCAGTTACGTTACCTGTTAGGTTGCCAGTAAATGTACCAGCGATAGTACCAGTACCAGTAATGGTTGGACTAGAAATTGTTGGGCTAGTAGCAAATACATTTGCGCCAGAACCAGTTTCGTCTGTAAGAGCAGCAGCAAGGTTTGCACTTGATGGAGTTCCAAGGAATGTAGCAATACCAGTTCCAAGTGCAGTAATGCCAGTACCACCGTTGGCTACTGGAAGAGTTCCAGTTACGCCAGTTGTTAAAGGTAGTCCAGTTGCATTGGTTAATACACCAGATGTTGGAGTACCGAGTGCTGGAGTTACAAGAGTAGGAGATGTAGCAAATACTAGAGAACCAGTACCTGTCTCATCAGAGATGACTCCACGAAGTTGAGTAGAAGTAGTTGCTGCGTGTGCTGCAAGAGTTCCTTCAACGTGAGTGTTAGCCTCACGGAAGTCACGACCAATAGCCATGTGACGGACTTTAGCGCCAGCAGAGTGTGCAATACCAGCAGATCCATCACGTCCACGAACAATAGTGATTGTATTGCTACCTGGGGCTGACGGATAGGTTATATCTACAATTTCTTCAAGGGCTGTATCTGGATCAAGAACAACCGTAAATGTTTCAAGAGGTGATGTATTTCCAGGAGTAATACTAGCAAGCAGACCAGACGCTGATGCCACAACCATAGTTGTTGCACTAGAGTTCAGCGGCGCTGTGAGTGTAGTTTCTTGGGAAGTAGAGGAATATAGCCGTGTTGTCATTAGTACCTCGTGTAGTGGATTCGGGTTGGATAAACGTCTTTGAGTTTGCCAGACTCTTCTTGTAAGCGTTGCTGGAACAGTCCGAGCATAAAGCGAGCAGTGGATGCTCCTGAGCCATATTGGATCTTTGTATCAGCGTTATCAGCCTCAGCAGATGAATAGTTCAAGCGACCTGGATCGATGAAGGCTGCTAGGCGATAGGAAGCACCATAAATAATTACATCTTTACAAGATGAAGGCAGTCCCGTTACTGTCTCAAATATTGCACTAGATGCAGATGCTTCTAAAGTTGTAGGCTTCTTAGTATAGAATACTTGTACTTTACGACCTGCTTCTACATTGTCATAGATTGAAATGCTATTGCTAGTTGTAAATGCTGTGCTATTGGCTAATGGATCATGACGCCAGCCTTTGACTGGTAGCCACTCTTTAGATGCACCACTTAGGCTGCGAGATACATAGAGCACTGTTTGTACTTCTGCCGGAATCTGGTAGGCTGACACTGCTGGATTATAGTTAAATTCATAACTTCCAACAGCAAACAGTTGAGGAAATACTGCATCAATTGTATCGTTAATAGCCTTTTTTACAGAAGCCTTTGGAAATGTTGGAGATACAGTAACTCTTGTATTTGTTGTATGAGCATCTGCAACTGTTCCATTAAATCCACGACCATATGGTGCAATAGTAGCAGAAGAAGAAACGCGGTCATAAGAGTCTAACCAGATGAGTTCATCATCAATTTCAACAACACCCTTACCAATATTGGTAGTGCTACCAAGATTAAGTGAAAGCCCAGAGGATGTTATATCCTGTGTAAGATGCGTAGTACGATCTTGTCGTAAAGTATAACCTGATAAATTGAGAAGGATCTCATTTACCATATTGGCATAGGTTGTTGTCATTTTAATCCTTTGTTAGATAATTAAGCAGTACGTCCGCCACCACGTTTTACAGCCGATGCTGCAGCCTTGCGACGTGCTGCAACGCTTGTTGAAGTAGTAGAATTTTTTCCTGTAACTGCATCAGCAGCAAGTGAAAAACCGCCAAAACGTGGTTTTGTCTTTTGAGCAGGTGTTGCCTTCCTAGCAGTTGCTGGCTTAGTTCCACTAAAGCGTGAATCCATTGGCTTTGCTGCTGCCTTTTTGACTCCACTAAAACGAGAGTCTGTAGGCTTCTTAGGATCTGCCTTCTTGATTCCTGAGAAACGTGAGTCAGTTGGCTTTGGTGCTACTGGCTTAACTTTGGCTGCTGCAGCAGATAGTCGTCTATCTCCATACATACGGCGCACACCTTCAATAAATTCTTCTTCGCCTTTAGTTCCTTTAGCCTTCATTGAACCAGCGCGCTTTAGAGACTTATCCATTCCCTGGGCCTTGATGAAGTCAATCATATCTTGTTTAACTTTAATTGCCATTTTACCACTTAACCTTATCTGCCCAATATGCGGCACTCATTTTACCTTTTGCAATATTTTTTGCGTGTCTTGCCTTAAATGCTTTATTACGAGCAGATCCATCTGGAGAACCCTGAACGCCCTGTTGACCAAAGCGAATAGTCTTAACCTGAGTTCCTACTTTTGCAACTACCACGTGCGATTTCTTTGGATGGCTAGGAGTTTTTTTAGGCTGGTTATAGCCAGAGACTCCTGCTCGGGTTAGTCTCGAGTCTTTCATTTCTTTTTCTTAGCCATTTTCTTAGGCATAGACTTACCTGCCTCAGACAAGGCAATAGCAATTGCTTGCTTACGAGACTTGACTACTTTGCCACCCTTACCAGAGTGAAGTGTCCCAGTCTTAAACTCGTGCATAACCTTTTGGGTTTTTGTCTTAGGCGCTTTTTTCATTTCTTTTTACCAGAAATTCTTTTGCCTGTTTTATCATCATAACGAGCACCCATAAGAATAGCACCAGCAAGTTGACCTAAAGCCTTCTTGTTTTTATCTGCAGCCTTATTAGCAGCAACACCATAAGCAGGATCTTTAATTCCCATTACTCCATAACGAGCCTTATAGTTAGCCTCAGATGCTTTGCTTGCTGCTTTGTTTTTTTGAGATAATTCCTTTTTAAGGTTATCCAAATAAGATACACTCTTAGGCATAATTACTTCTTCTTTCCCATTTTCTTCATTGCGGCTTTCTTTGCAACGGCTTTCTTAGGTCCGAACATTCCGCCCTTTGCTGAGCCATATTCCTTTTTGCGCATTGCAGAACTTTCGCCCATTTCGTGCTTCTTCATTGACATCTTAGATGTGTACTTTTCGCCTTTTGCTGACATTATACGAGCCCTACTTCCTTTAGTTTGGTTACTGTGTTGTTTTGGATTAAGTTTGTGCTGGGCATACTATTTGAGTCATACGCAGCACCTAGAGCATCAGAGGCCCTACGAGCCTCGTTAATCTTTTCCATACTTGTACCTGCTGGTTGGATGCCCTGTGCTCTTGCCTCACGATAAGCGTTCAGTTCATTGTCCCACTTTTTATTGTTCATAGTCTTGCCGTGGTGGGCATCTCCAGTGTTGAGTTGTAGTCCTGCTGCTTTGCAGCCAAAGCATACATCTGGACCACCACAGTTGTTATGGTCAATAAAAATATCTTTTACTCTAAACGGAACTGGAGAAGTTTCCTCACAGTTTGTACAGCCATACTTTGTAGCCTTGAAATCGTGCGTATCAGTGAATCCCCATTCAAGCACCTTGCTGATATGTTCACACATTTATATCGTCTCCACCGTATATCCTGCTGCCTCTAGGGCTGCTTTTTCGCCAATACTTACTTCGTATGAATACCCACCAATGTAGGCTGCCTGAGCAGCCTGTACATCTTCTGAGGATGGGTTACGAGTTTCGTAGTATTGTCCGTCTATCTTTAGAACTGTAATGCCCCTTGTAAGCCTGTAGCGGCTAAATAGACGCCCTTCACCAGCAGGTCCTTCGCTGATTGTAGGTGTTGTAAACCTGTATGCCATTTGACCTCCTAAGCCCTTTTACTGATGAGTAGGGGTTTCCCCCTACCCACCCGTCTAATTACTTAGATTATGGACGGACTGATGAAGCAGTCTCGATGCGGTATAGCGCCTCTTGGCGGTATACAGACCAGTTGATGATACCGTGCCAGCCGACTGGGCGGAAGCGGTTCAACTTGTCTACAACGTTACCAAACTCAATGCCTGGTTCCTTCCATACTGCTTCAGCAAGTGCTTGCTGTCCTAGTACGTAAGTGTTGTAAACGCGTGCCTTTGGAGTAACTGTAAGTGTGTTTGTTCCAACAGTTCCTGAGTTAGCAACAGACACTGTGAATGTAGTGTTTGTAGCGCCAACTGAGATTGCTGTAATCAAAGCACCTGCACCGACGTTAGTACCAGAGATAGCATCTCCAACCTCAGCAAGACCACCGAAAGCAGCGTTGGCTGCAACGATTGTGAACTCGCCTGAAACACCTGATACTGCAGAAGCAGTAGCAAGTGCTGTTAGAGCAGCACCTGAGATAGTGTTAGTCATTGTAGGTGTTTCGATGAAACGAACACCTTCCCATGCGCCGATTTCGCCAGCGTATAGTGACTGAATGTTCTGGTATTCGTTAGGTGTACGCCAGATGTTGTTTCCAGTCTCTGTGCGGAGATCGTGAGAAACTTCTGGGTGAACGTATGATGTATACATTCCACCGCGAGTAGGAACGTTTGAAGCGCGCAACTTTGTTACTGCGTAACGGATGTCGCGGCCCTTGATTGTATCTGTTGTTGTGATTGTTGACTTAGCAGCAGTTGTTGAAAGTGCTCCTGCAGACTCACGGATAACGTTTGTACCTGCATCAAGTTTAGCAGCGATGCCTGCATCAAGTGTCATAGCCATGTTAAATGAGACTGCATTAGCAATCCATGGATCAACATCAGCAAGTGACATAAGTGACAACTTGCGTGTTGGAAGTACTACGCGACCAAGTTCTTGCTGTGTAACATCAAGAGTTGTGGTTGCTGGTAGTGCTACTGCA